GGAGTTCCTGCACCTAAGTTAGTACCTATAAGTGTTAAAGAGTTTGAGTTAGATGCAAGAGCATTTGTTAATCCAACATTAAATGTTCCAGACGTTACTGTAACAGACTGAACATTTCCATCCTCTAAATCAATATTAAAGGCTGCACTTTTAGAACCCAAAGCATTTACAGCCTCTGAATAGTCCTTCATCTTTGGCCTTGTGGCGAGTTGATCTGCATAAATAGTTTCACCACTCATTGTCCCGCCAGCCAAAGGTAGGGCAGCAATATCTGATAAGACTTCGGATGCGCTTCTTCCTTCTACCGCTGTGCCGTCAATCCTTAGAAAGTCATCATCAACAACACCAGTGGCAAACTGTGCTACATCGTATTGCGATATCCCTTGAGCTACAGATAGTTCTGTAGAGTCAATATCTAAACCACCATTAGCCTTGAGGTCTGTGCTGAATGTTGTACTTGTTAGATCTAAACCATCACCTGCTGTATATGTAGTCCCTGCTGGGATCTGCCATGAAGACGTTCCATCTCCATCTGTCCTGAGAAACTTTGTAGTGACTGCTTCCCCTGTAGATAATACCGCTGTCCCTTCTGGAGCAAGAGTTGTTACGCCATCTAACAAGTTAAGTTCTGCCGCAGTTGTAGTTACTGCTGCTGCTCCAAGAGTGGTGAACTGCGCTTGTAATACTTCTTTGATTAGCCTGAGATGATCGTCCCCCTGCGATACAGGATCACTAGATGTTGGATTCGTATCAACTAGTTGGCTAATATATGTTGCTGTTTCTAATCCCATGATTAATCCCCTTAAAAGTAGCCACTCGTGTTCATTACTCTTAGCTCAGAACCAGAGTGACGATCTTTGTCATCCTGAACTTGTAAATCGTTTACAGCTTGTCTGTAAGCTGTAGCCCATAACTGCACCCTCTGGTCATTCATTAAGAATGGTTCTGCCTCTAATAAAGCTCCATATAAATATATATCGGGATTATATGTAAGCATACTATTAGTTGTGGCGGCAGGAGTTAATGCAGGTATTCGTTTATAATAAAGCATAGAATAACCGTCAGCAGTTGCTGGCGAAGGACCAAGCCTAAAGTTCTCACCAATGATGGTGAATGCTTCTGGAGTTCCACCAGTAGACCCAGCCCATATCCTATTCATTATTTCTGGCGTAACATAAGCTAATGGAACTATAGGGTCAAGAGTCAAATGGAATGTTCTCGCCTGTATATAATCTGTAGGTAATGCATAATCTCTAGTTCCCGCTACCAATGTGTCAGTAGCAGTTGTCTCCATAAGACGAAGGCGCAAGTTACGATTTATTCTTGCTTCAGCTAAGTCTATGAATTCTACTATTCTGTCAGTTAAATCAGATCTGTCTAACCAGTTGGCTACAGCAGTCTGAAGTTCCGCATAAGTTCCTATAGCCATTATCTTGTCATCTCCGCAATGTATACTGTTCCGGCGGAACTAACCTGCAAAGCGGATACTTTCTGCCCCGAATTAATACGCCAATAAGTAGGCCAATCTTTCTCTTGATAACCTTCACCAACAGCCTCGTATTCTTTCCATGAGTTTGTTTGTGCCGACCAAGCACCAGATACATCGCTCCAAGGTGTAGTATCTACCTCTCCACCAAACGCAAGATAAGCGTCTTCTGTAGCTGTTATCATTATAGTATCAATACCAGAGCCAACCGCCTCTGCCATTTCGGTAGAGGTTGTAGAGGTTGTTATAGAATGCAATTTATTTGCAAGTCTATAAATATCTGGGTTAGAAATTCTCATTTAGTCAATTCAGTAATATATACGACAGAGTTGCTTGCTCCTGCTCTTAGCCCTGCAATTTGATCTCCGCCACTAACGAGCACATAATGAGGCCAATCTTTTATAAAATAGCCACAAGAGCCAGCCGTAGCTGCATCGCCATGTTTTGTTATTTTAATAAATACAGGCTCACTCGCATTAATTATGATTGCGTTACATTGTGCAGATATAGCATCGCTCAATAGTACCGAGCTATCAGTAGCGGTAAACGTATAATTAAAATTGTTTAATCTATATAAATCTGCCATCATTATTTCCTCTATAGTTTTGTTGGTGCAGTTCTAAAATATTTGTTATCAGGATCATTTAAATATTTAGCCAATAACTTTGGATCTTTATCAATTGCTCCATTGGTTTCATTCTTCCATTGCTCGTAGACATTAAAAGGAATAGAAGCTACCTTATGCCAATCTCCTCTTTTTCCCAAGCTAAGTTTATCACCATATAAATTATACTCTTTTTTATTTTGTTCTATTGTAGGTTCTGCATCCTGGTAAGTAGTTATAGATATCTCACCATCAGGCTCTTCAATCCATTCCTGATGTCTATATGGCATTACATCTAATAGTTTTTTCTTCATCCCACTAAGAATCCCTTACCGCCTATAGCTCTGGTTTGATCTTCAGACCAATCCTTTAGATGCTCTTCAGCAGTTTTATGTTTTGGCTTCTCTGGAGCCTTCTTCTTCTTCGCTCCGAATGCCTTCTCTAATTTAGTATCTTTTCTCTGAACCATAAAACTATCACCCATTTTTCACCTTCATGTGGTGGCAGTGCTTGATGTAATGATAAGTCATGTACCTTATTATTTTCATCTACATTACCAAACATTAACAATCTTCCTCCAATTGGGCCTACCATTAAATTTAATTTTGGAAATGCAGTATAGCCACCAACAGCATTGTTTAAATAAACCAGACAAGTTAATATTCTTTGCCCACCATTCTCAAGATGTACCCCATCTAAAGTATCGTAATGAGGCTTATACTCTTGATCGTTAGTATATCGCAAAACATTTATAGGCTCTGCTCTCTCTAGCGGAATAGCTGCAATGTCTGCAACTCTTTGACATAACTCTGGAAAATCAGAGTGAGGGAGAAATGCACCATAAGAAGTTCTATCTTTATCAGGAACTAAGCCATCATCCGTTACAACGGTACTTCTTTTTAGCTTACTTCTGGAATGCTCTATTATCTGTGAACATTCTTCAGAAGAAAGAACCCCATCTACCACAGCAATGGTAGGAGTCTTTACATATACAAACATTATAACTCCTTATTTAAGTGGATTCTCCACTGAGTGCTTCGGACTATTGCCAGGATTCTTGTAACCATTCTTTCCTGAGTCAAGAGATTTTATGATCTTCTTTATTCCTTCACTCCCTCCTCTATGAACAGGAGAGTACAAAGTAATTGGTCCTTCTACTTCTTTTCGCTTACCCATTAAGTCCTCCTTAATTTTTCTTCATTTGTATCGGCATCCTTTACCTCTTCTTTATTTATAACTCTAAATAATACAGACCCATCTTCTTGGGTTTCAGACTTATAAGTAACTGGTACAAGATTATACAAAGTAAATTCTTCCCCATCTTTTGGAAGTGATGCTTGACGGGTAATAGACTCTAGCCTATCAAACACATTATCTATCATAGTCAATGGACTATTATACCCAGTTATTCCCATCATTCTTTCAAATGCTCTATCCATAGCACGAGCCTGACTATTAAACACTCTTAAAGTTGTTACCATAATATACTCCTTATTTATTCCTAGTTTACACCAATGTAGGTATTAACCTACCCTTGCGGATTAAGTAAGTGGGGGTTTTTACACCCCCACCTTTACACCTATACGTCAGCCAAGAAACCACTTGATGCTTGGTTCTTAGATTGGAGTCCGTACTCAGCCAGAATCATCTGCTTTATACTGTCCCCAGTCCTCGCTAGACTTTCGGTCATGAACGGTCGTAGATACGACACAGCCCAAAAATCAAAGTCTATAAACCAGCAATCACGCGATCTCTGGAATCGATCTGGAATTATTTTAAAAGTTCCAAAATCGGAAACATAAACGTCTACTGATGCTACTACACTCGCTGGAGCTGCTTTGTCGGCAGCGGTTCTCAGACTTGATACCGTTTGTGTCAATGCCGAGATTGACTGCTTATTGGAAGATCCAACAAGAATGGTATCCGGTGTGCCACCACTATCAAAGCATTCTTTGATTACGGTCTTCATACCAGCTTCAGTTAATGTTCCTGTTGAGTCAGCGTCACTAGCGGTATCCGTACCATTACCACTGGAAGCAGAACCTAATCCCGGTGGGGAAGCTGCTCCTCCAAGAGTGTGATAATTGGTCGCAACCCATGCGCCCAAACCTGCCGTGACTCTCGCTGAACCTGATGAACCAGCGGATTGTGCCACGTTATCCATCAACATCTTTTCCATATCACGCTTCATTTCTTTGGCGCGTTTCGCTAACTGATACGCTTGGGAAGATTTTCTACCTGCAAAATTAACGGCTTCGGCTGTTCCAGAAGTCTGGACTGCCTTAACCGAAATTTGCGTGTAGTTCCCTACCCTTGTGGGTTCACTTACAGCGGCAGAAGTTGGATCATTTCCCTCAGTAGAGCGATTAGCTGCTGCTGCGGTTAATGCATCTGTCTGCCATTCAAAGTAAGTATTCTCAGCAGTCTCACGACCACAACCACTTAGGAACGGTGTCTCAGTTGGCGAAATATTATATATGATATTACTAAGATCTTCCCTGATGCCTATAGCACCATAGGTTTCCCTAGTATTCGTAGGAATTGCCATATAATATTCTCCTATTAAAGATCAACGAAATCCTCAAATAATCCTACTGCATCATTTACATGACCGGATTGTTTAAGGCGCTTCATTTCAGTACGACGTACAGCTTTATTACTGGCAGACTTCTCAACACCCTTTCCACTCTTCACAACCTTTACCTTCTTTTTAACTTTCTTGGTCTTTAGGTTCTGAGCCTTTCTTTGGGAATCTTCCCATGCTTTAGCTTTCATAAGCATAATGATAGAACGATGGTCAAATAATTGTTTAACCTCTTCGTCATTAAACCCATTAGAGTTGGCAAAGGTACGCAGTTCAGCAGCAATAGCTTTCTGCTGCTCTGGAACACCCCAGGCCGGTATCAATTGTACTAGCTTAGTGTATTCTTCTTGCGCCCAGTTGTTGAATTGTTGTTGATGCTCTTGAGCCTGATATTCATTCTCTTGAGCGTGTGCCTGTTGCAGTTGTTGTATATTAGCTTGGGCTTCACGAAATTCATCCCGTTTAGTAAGGTACTCTTCCTTATCTTCCGCTTTCAATCGTTCCCAATCTATATTTTGATATTCTTTTAGCGATGCAAGATTTAACTGTGCTGCACTTGCCAAAGAACTAATATACTGCTGTCGAGCCTCCTGAGTCTTAGCAACCTCTTGCTGATAAAACTGACCAGCATCTTCGAGTTGTTTCCGATACTCACTTAACTCTTGCGTCTTACGTGTATAATCCTGTTGTCGAGAGTACCCCTTTAAGAGTTCTTCTTCAGTAACCTCATAATCTTTGCCGTCTACTTTAACAGCATATAACTGAGGTGTGTCGTCCTCCTCCTCAACGGTTTCTTCTTCGACTTCGGATTCTTCTGAGTCCTCCCCCTCCTCTTCAGATTCTTCATCAGATGCTTCCAATGCTTCCTCTTCTGTTTCGGTCGATTCTTCAACGTCCTCTACTTCTTCTTCAGACGTTTCGGCTTCTTTCTTTTTAGGTGTCTCCTCTTCAGGTTCCGTTAAAGATAGAAACGCTTCTTGTGCCTCCCTTACACTTCCTTCTGGAAGAGTCGGGATTACTGCTGGTTGCGGGGCTTCTTGCGTATCCGCCATAATAAACTCCTTGTTAGATAAATGGATGTTGCTCTTTAAGAACTTTGTTCATATGTCCAGTTTCAACTATGGACTTTAAATGACCATGTATTCTATCGAGCAGTCTCATTGCAAGCCAGATTGATTCTCTGGCTTCAAATTCTGTGGAACCGCTGACATTCCAGCGATTCATTAAATCTTCTTTTATTACATTAAACGACTCATTAAATAATGGATCATTTAAAAGTGAATTAGCTCTT